GTGCCCTTATATCGAGCAAGTCAGACATTACTATAATATCGGTCATAAGGTTATTTATGTATAAAAAAAGACCCGCTTTTTAGGGCGGGTCTTTAAGTTAATGAGAGTGTCTTTTTATTATTATTATTGTGACACTCTAAACAGATTACATTAGGTTAGCAATCTGGAATGCACGGTAGTAGAAGTTGGACTGTGCTGTCAAAGCGCCTGAACCAACATTTGTACCTTCTGCAAACGGATTAGCAACTAGACCGTAACGAGTCTTGAAGCCAATTTTTGGTTGGAAAGTACCTGTATCTACTGCACGAACCATTTGCAGCGGAACATATGGGCAGTAGAAAATACCTGCGTCATATGCATTAGATCCTTTGTAACCAAGAACAGCAAACTCGGAAGTTGAGGATGTTGGAGCATACGGATCGATATACACTTTGATACGACCAAACAGAGTACCAGCAAATGTATTGCCAGTATCATCAACTGTCAGGTTAACTTGACCTTGCAGAGCAGATTGATAGTCGAGGATGCCAGCCATTGCAAGAGCAGAAGCAACATCAGACGAGCAAATCATAACATTACCTTTACCTCTACGAGTCGTTTTAGCAATTGTATTAGCTTCACGCTCGAGTTGGAAAGCAAGACCTTTAACTTTTTCAACCATCCAACGACCGTTTGAATCGGTGTCGAGGTCAAATTTACCAGCAGTAGTAGTACCTACTTGGCAACCAATCTTAGCTACGCCGTAGATTGTACGGATAACTTCACGATTGATTTCAGCAAGAATTTCTGTAGACAGAATGTTTGCGAGTTCGGTTTCTGCATCGAGACCATGAACTGCTTTCAGGTCTTGTGCAAGTTCCATCGAGTATTCTGCTTTGAGAGCACGGGTCTTTGCAGTAACCGTAACTTTCTCAATCGAGAATGCCATTTCTTGGAATGTGTTAGCAGCTTGGCCATCACCAAGAGCCTCACCACGAGCTGTCGTCATAGCAGCAACAGCAGCAGCGTTAGAAGTAAATACTTCAGTTGGCAAAGAACCAGCAGAGATAGCTGTTTGTGCGGTACCAAGACCAGAGAAACCGGTATTTGCTTCGTTGTAGAAAGCCTCTGTGCCGCCTTGCGTTGCATAACGGGAACGCATAGCGAAGATCAGTCCTGTAGGACCAGTCATTGGCTGAACGCCTGCAACATCATAAGCAATCAGGTTTGGCAGCGAACGGCGAACCAACGAAATAAGAATTGGATCGAAACCAGCAACTGGAGTTGTAGCAGAACCAGAGAAACCGGACTGTGTACCACCAGCAGATGCTGAGTTAGTTGGCGTGGCTTCCATAAGGATGCCAGAAGCTTTTTGCATTTCTTGAGCTTGATTCTCAAGAATAACAGCCGTAACGGCTTTACGATATGGATCTTTAATAGACGGCAGATCTGCGTGATCTAGAACGCCTTCCCATTTCTTTTGTAGATTTTCGGACAAATACATTTAAGTCTCCTTAATTATTATTACTTAAATTTTGGTTTTAGAAATTGCTTGGGATACTGCTGCAACGAATGGGTCAGCAATGACTTTCTTCTCGCCTTCAGCATCTTCTACCTTTTCGTGCAGTTGCTCTTCATCTGCCTTTTTAACGCCAGATGGAAAATAGTTCTCACGAATTGTTTCAAGCTTCTCTTTGTATTCTTCCTCTGTGGAGAATTCAACGCTCTCTGCGAGCTGTTTTACTTTTTCAGCTTGTGTAGTTGTGAGGCCTTCAGTAACTTCACGGGTAATTTCATTCTTGCGGGACTCTACGAGAGCTTTGGCAAAACCAATGCCACGCTCAATTTCTTCGTTGAGTTTGCTTTCGAGTTCATCAACTTTACCAGCAAGCTCATCAACGAGGTCAACCTTCTCAGCAGGAACATCGATATAATGCTCAGCAAAGAGGTTACGCAGACCAGCAATGAATTCTTCGGTGAGTTCAGAACGGAGTCCCGACTCAATTGCAATTTCGTTATCTGCCAACCATTGCTCAACAACATAGTTGAGGTAATCATCTACTTTGGTTGTCAGATCAGATTTGATTTGATCGACTGCTTCGGAAAGCATATCAGCATATTTTGCTTCAGTTTCTTCCTGAATTTGAGCAACACGATCAGCAACTCGTGCTTCAAAAATGGTAGAAACTTTTGATTTGAATTCTTCGGAAATGGTAGAATCATCTGCAAAGAGGGCATCAACATCCTCTTTCATTTTCTTCTTTTTCATTTCTTCTTTATCATCTTCATCTTCGTCTTCCATTTCATGGGACTTTTCAGCGATGACTTCTTCTTCAGTTTCAGCTTGTTCTTTTTTCATCTTAAGCTGAGTATCTGGCGAAGCATTAGAAGCTTTAGTTGTTGGCGCCGTAGCACTCTTAGACGATGGTGTAATCTTTGCAGAATCATCATCGGGTTTTGAATTTTGTGGTGTTGGGCCGCCAGCATCGTGAATCTCTGCTGCTAGTTTTTCAGCAGGCATAGCTGTAGCTTTGCTTTTTGATCCTGACAGGATCTCTGCTGCGGCTTCCATGAGTTTTGATGTTGCCATTAGGAATCTCCTTATGATTTCTTATTTATAAAATTAAAGTTTTCTGAGGTAATTTTCGAATAATTTAAGAGCGGTTTCTTCTATTTTTGCTTTAGAAACTCTCTGAATTGTTTTCTTTGTACGGTCAAAATCTGCCTCTACAAATTTGCCGTCAATCATCATCCATTCTTTGTTTTCCATAATGCCTTGAACAAATGCACCAGGTGCAGATGGATCGGCAACAATGTCAGCTGCCGTGGCCAGTCGCAGATCGTCTTGTACCAAATTATAACCCTCTTTGGTCTGTTGTAGAGAACCGAGGGCTCTGGAAGATACACCAACTTGAATGTCATTGTTGATAAAGTTCTCAACGATTTGACCGTATGGTGTGCCAAGAATAAGTGCTTTGCCATAGAAAGTATTGCCATCTTCTTTTAGAGATACAATCTTATGTGATACACGCTCAAGGTTAATTGATGGTGTATCTGGATGACCTAGTTCACCAAGCGCACGATTGGTGTCAATGAATTCTTCTGTATAACGAGTAACTTCATTACGAAGTGTGTCCATTTTATACATGCGATTGTTTTTATTAACTGCATCGCCAACAAGAAATGTTCCTTCAATGTAAAGTTTTTTCTTGCCGTCTTCCGTTTTTTCAACAAGATATTTTACATTTTCTATGGATTCTCTAATAAGTTTCATATTGTTTGTCCTGTATATGGGTCAACATTATATGTGGCTTCTTTTGAAACTTCCAAGAAAATAGTTCCGCCTGTTGTAATAGTAACAACTATAGTTCCAGTATTATTACTTGTAATAGTTCCACCAAATTCATCAAATCTCATTTCACCCGATTGATGTAAACTTAATGCTGTTACAGCACCACGAGCAACAGTAATACTACCACTTGTTGACCAACTTACTCTTTTGATTGCTGCACCTGTTACCAATTCTGTAGTAGCATTTGATCTTAAATCATTGAGTGCAATCGTATAGGTACCAGCATCAACTGCACGGATGATTGATGGCCCTCTTGTAGAATTATTAATATATGCTGGCATTTTACCTTAGTCCTATTGATGCTCGCCTACGCATTGACATTTTTCTTTTTAGCAATGACCGGCGAAGTTTAGCTCTTCTAGTTGTTTTCCATGAACGCTTTAATAAGCGAGCCTTTCTTAATCTTGCAGCTGCAGGTATTCGGCGAACCGTGTTACCTACAATTCTATAACCTTTAATGCCTGACCGTCTTTTATTCTTTTGAACTACGATACGACCTTTTGCATTACGCCGAATACGGCGACGAATTTTCTGTACTCTACCTTGACGAATGATATTAGGATTTCTTTTAATAGCCTCATCAAGTTCTTCAAAAACATCTGCTTGCACATAACGCTTTGCTTCTTGCAACCGTTTACCGGCAATTTCATTTAAGCGAGAACGCAATTGTTCTCTTGCTTCATCCAATTTACCAGATACAATTAAATCTATAAAATTCATTTTGCTCTACTAAAAGCAAAGTCAGAAGCTTTTGCTAAGTGTGCGGGCGATTTATGAACCATATCCGCAAACTTCTTTTTATTATCATCATTCAAAGCTTTATGTACTTGCGTAATAGCAGAAGCTGTAAAATGGTCTACCTTCTTTGATTGACCATTACCAAATTTAACTGTTTGTGCCTGTTTATCAGCAACAATTTTATGGAGCTGATCCATAACAGCTTCTTCTATTTGTGTTTCTTCTGCCTGTATAGCAGCACCAAGAGGGCCGCCATAGGGTACAGAGAAATACTTATCTAATGTTTTACTGTAATACAACGCAACTTTTGTTTTATCAGGATACATTCTGATGGCTCTGCGTTTCAAAACCAAAACAAAAGGTGGGTCATTATCAAAATCTACTGGTGCTTCAACTAATTCAAAATCTTCTTTAATATCTTTTTCAGCTCCATAAGCAAGATCACCTATTTTAAGACGATGTGCTCTTACTTTACGACCAGAAGGGCCAACTTTAAAATCTGATGTGTCAACAACATCTTCTTCTAGCTCTTCTTTTACTGCCTGTCTTGTCTTTTGAAAAACTTGTTTATTATTGGCAATTAAATCTACCATACGATTAAACAAATTTCTCACAATCTCTTTATCAGCATTATTGAACTGTGGCCGATCTTCGGTCATCTTATCCAAAATGCGATGAATTCGTGCCAGTTGTGCCTTATTGGCAAGACCAGCACGAACAAGCATATCAAACTTTGTGTAGTCTGACTTTTCTTCTTCTACAAGATTACGAAATTCTTGTAAATCTTTCATTCTTCTGCGGCAGTTTCTTCTGTATCTTGTACTTCAGGCTCTGAGGTTTCTTCTTCGCCTGTAAATAGTGTTTGTGCCATTTCAATTTTTTTAGCATCAAGTGCTTCAAAAGCTTTAGCAGCTAAAAGATCATTTAGCAAATCTTTTGCACTCGCAGCATCACCTGCTGCAACTTGATTAATAAATGTTTGCGTATCCATAGTATTCTCCGTTTAGCGCCTATTTAGTAATGCTGAATATTTTTCTACCTCAGCATCTAACATTGGTGTCATTGATTCATTTGCAGCACCAGTATTATCTTCTGGTGGGTATTGTTGTTCCATTGCCTGTTGTTGTGCCTGTGCTTCAGGCGGCATTGTTGGTCCACCATTACCTGCATCTGACTCTTGTTTGATTTGTTCATCAATAGCTTCAATTTCTTCTTCTGTTTGTTGAAGAATATGTTTACGAACCCATTCAGCAGAGAAGTAACGACCAACATATGGATCAACAACCTGAAGTGTTTGAACACGATTCTGTAAAAGTTCTGCATCACGCAGCTCAGTAAAGTTATTATCTTTTACATAATCATAATAGATTTGTTCTTTAAAATTTTGCCATTCTTCTCTAGTACAAATACCTTTAAGAACTAATTGTTTCTCTAAAGCGTGGTCAAAAATTTGTGAGAATTTATTGCGTAGACGAATGATGAATTTAAGAAACTTAACCTCATCACGGGTAACTTCAGTTGTACGACCAAGACCAATCATACCACCTTGTTGTGGTTCTAAACGGCTGATAGGTACATTGAGTGATTGTAGGAGTTTTTGACGGAAGTATTTTACATCTTCCAACTCACCAAGGTTTTGGCCTGCTGGTAATGTGGTAATCTCTGTGCCTTTACCACCTTCACGGCGTGGTAACCAAAAATCTTCAAGCATCGAGAGATGTTTACGATCATCACGCAACTCACCGGTGTTCGCATCGTAAACCATTTTATTACGATATTTGACCATGATGGATTGAATATACTGTTCAGCCTTACCTCTTGGTAAATTACCTACATCAATATAAAATATACGGCGTTCTGGTGCTCGTGAGAGGCGATAGATTACAACCGCATCTTCAATCATTCTTAACTGATTAAGTGGTTTTATCGCCTTGTGAAGAAAAGAAATAACAAATGTGTTTTTGGCATCCATCAAACCAGAGTTTACATTTACAATCGCATCTGGTGCAATACGAAGGCCAGAGTTTACTGATGCACCATAAGATTGTGTTGCAGTACCACGATCACTATAAACATAATACTCAGCAATCGATTTGATAATGTCTGCACCAGTTTTTGGGTCACGTTCTTTTTTAACTTCACGCACTTTACGAATCTTGCGTGGGTCAATGTACCGTAGTTCTTGTATGCCTGATTTTGGATCGTTTTCGTCTACAACCACATGGTAGTAAATACGACCATCAATATACCAACGCTTAAACAGGTCATCTGAAAGATTACCAAAGTTTAGCATACGAAGAATGTTTTCAAATTCTTCCGTAATTTTTTTCTTAACGGCATCTGGTTGTTTCAGTTTATCTAATACGATATTGACTGTACGACCAGATTCATCATGTGAAATGGCTTCATTGACAATATCATCAATTGCCATTTCTAATTCTGGATGATTTGCCATTTCACGGTACCGAGTAATGAGTTCTAATTCATTACGAATAGAACCTTCTAGGTCAACATATGTACCGTAATAGGCATTTTGTGTGATTGTAACTGCACCATCATCGAGTGCAGGAGTTGGAAGTGCAAAAGAGGGTTGCTCAGGTGATTGTACCTGAACAACATCTTTTTTGCCTAGGGTGAAGCCGAAGAGCTTAATAGCCATTAATATATCATCCTATAAAAGTGAAGAAAGGCCGAAGCCTTTCTTCTTACACTACACCGTCTGCTACTGATTCCCACCATTGATAGGTGAGAGTAACTGAAAACTCCTCAATTGTGTCATTTGAACCCCAATCCACATCGATTGCTGTAACATCGCTTGGAAAGAGTCCAACAAATTTGTACTTTTTAAGAGTATCACCTTTTTTACCAAATTGTGTAACATCGCCATCAACTGTATAACCAAGTGGCGAAAGAGCAACTGGATTACGGACATTGAGGTTGTGTGAATTGATACCATTCATCCAACGCTCAAATGCGTTACGAATAATGAAATCTTCATCATTGATAACCGTAATTGTCCAGTCAGCAAATGTTCTGTTGCCTACAAATTTGAGTTCACGACCAAAGTATTGAACAGGCACAACACCTAGCGTAGCGCCAGGTAATTGTGCTGTCTTACACATAAATGTTAGTTTTTGTTGTGCGTTACCTGGCGTAGAGAATCCAGGAAACGGCATAGAAACTTCAAATAGATTAGGACGGGCACCGTCACCAACCATCTGACTTCTAAATTCGTTTACATTAAATGCCATTTATTTTTCTCCCGTTTCTCTATTTAGAACTGTCCAACAATTTCTTCAAACGCAACACCTGTTCTAACTGCAACAAAGTTAAGTTGAATGAAGTTAATTGAACGAGCAGGTTTGATGTATATGTCACCAATAAATTCATTACGATCAATAACTTCGCCTGTATTATTTGTTTCATCACAAACAACACGGAAGTCCGTAATACCTCGGCGACCTTGTACATCACGCAAGAATGGTTCTACCAACGAAACAAACTGAGCTCTTGTGAATTGATCATTAAATTCAAAGAGAGAGAATCTAGCTGCACGAGCAATTGCTTTCTCTAGCACAATAAACAGACGGCGAACATTAATTCGATCAAACGCAGATGGTTTAACAAGCAATGTTTTATCACCAAATAGAACTGTACCTTCACCTTGGAAAGAAACAATCGGGTTAATTCCTTTTACATACAAGTCATCACGATTTGTTTTGGATGGATTGTAAGCAAGTTTAATTACATTCTTTATAATGCCTCGATTTAGACCACCTGGTGAGAACCAAGGATCACGCTCAAGATCAGTACGAGCACACAGACCAGCAACATCGCCGTTACATGGAACCCAACGATATACATCATTGTATTTGTCATACTGGTATTTCCAGTTGCTATCCATAACAGCATAAGAAGAAGTGGTCAATGTATCACGGTATGTTTTAGTATCAGTAACTTCAGAACCTGGGTTGTTAACAACATCTGTTTTTTCTGGTGATAAAAATACGATACAATCTTTTCTATCTTCACACATAGTAATCAAACTATCAGCAAGAGATTCATTTGCTGGGCCAGAAATTACTAGCGAAATATCAACAGCTTCAGTAGAATCAAACAGGTCATAAGCAGATATAACATTACCTGTTGCAACCGTTCCATCAACACCACCTGTCAAAGAGATTGTAACATTAGACGATAGGTTAGCAAAGGTTTTATTTGAAACTATTGTACCCCAATTGGAAGCACCATTTGCATATGGATGATCCATCCAATGGATATATTTTGAACGGTCAGCAATAATATTTTTGTAGTAGTTTGAGTTGCCACTATCATCTTTTGAATCTGAACCTTTAGAAACAAAAGAATATTTTTCTAACACAGTACCTTGTTGGCCACTAAAAAGACCATCTTCATCAATAACAATGACATGCATCTCATCAAAAGAGCCGCCTTGTTTTGAAGCATAGTTAGATGTTCCTGGTGCAGAATTAAACAAAGTAGCATATGTCCAAGTGCTAAATGTAGCAGCATCTGCCATAGAAACTCTAAGTGAATTACCAATTGCACCTGCATAACGAGCAGCAAAAACACCATATGTATTAGAAGAACCGCTTGAATATGAAAGATCCCAAGAATCATCATTGGTAATTAATACACTATTAGCAGTATTGCCTGTAGCGTTTCGTGTTGTGCCTGTATTAATTGCACGAACAAGTTTTAAATTGTTTGAGTAAGCCAAAAAGTTTGCAGCAGAGAACCAGTATTCATAATTTGTGCTGTCTGGCTTACCAAATACATCTGTGAGGCGAACCTCATCAGAAACGGTAATAACAGTATTCGCAGGTCCCCAGGCAAACGGTCCGGCAAAAGCTCCAATCGAAGTGGAGACTGAAGGGACAACTGTGGTCAGATCGATTTCTGATACATTCACCCCAGCGGATAATTGAAATGCCATGGATTTCTCCTTTTGTTATCGGGTCAAATTCTTTTCAATTTATAGTGTATTTATGTTTTTACAATCTTGACGAAATATAACCTTTTTCCGACCAAACATCACCCGAATCCACAGTAACTTCTGGTTTTAAACCATCATCAATGAATCCAACTGGTGCCATATCTTCATCACCAAGCATATCGTTTTCTTCCAAAAGTACCTTACGAATGTCAATATTCGTAGAATCTTTGAAGTATGTCTGTGCGGTAAGCCATGCAAACAGTACCAGACCCATCACTATGTCGTCATTATTACCTTCTTCAGCCGCATATGAATCCCTTACACGAACAAAAGTATTCAGTTCTGCTATTGTATCAAAGTCTTGGATGAGTAACTTGTCGGACTCAATGAGGGTTTTGAGGTTAGCACAACCAATTTTCTTAACGGTTTTGGTAGTTTTAATGCCAAAACCAGAGGACTTTCTAAATCCACCTGAGATTGTTTGACCTTTGATGTGGTGATGATCAATCTTATAAACATATTCATACTCCAAATCATAATGTAAAATATCTACCACCTGTTGACCCACATTATTCGTTTCAATCAATGCGTAGGCCTCATTGTATCTCTTGCACAGGCTATAAATCACCGTTGGAAAGAACAAAAGTGGCAACTTGTTATTTCTATATTTAGCGACCTGCCTATAGGGGGTTTCAGTTACATCTAAAACATTAATTGTATGATAGTCTAGGCCAACACCTTCTGAACAATCTACGGTGGCAATATACATTCTGCCTTGTTGTGGTTGCTCATAAATGTCCAAGCAATCTTCTTGCCATGGCGGGTCACGAAATGCTAATGATCTAAGTTTGGCACCAGTAATGAGAGTGGCAGAAGAACCAATAAACTCAGTTTCAAACTCTTGTCTAAACTGTTCTTCTGAGGTGTTACGAATTGTTTCTTCTTTCCATTTTGCATCACGGCCTGGCACCTGTGACCAATGAATCTCAATTGGTTTATAGAGGCTGCGTTTCTCTGTGGCATCCACCCACATCTTGTAAAAATGATTAAGGCCGCATGGAGTAGAAACAATAATAACCTTTGAGGTTTGACCAGAAGAAATAACAGGGTAAGTAGATGTAAAGAATTCATCTGCCATGTTTTTAGGTACGAAAGCAAACTCATCTAAGAAAATCAGATTATATGTACCGCCTCGAACCCCAGCTGCGGATGTTGCGTATGCAAAAATCTTTGAACCATTTTCTAGTTCAATGTTTCGTTTGTTCCATGTAATAATGCCTTGTTGTAACCACAATGGAAGATATTCATAGGCTTTTTGAACCCGTGAAAGAATCTCTTGTGCTAATTGTCCTTTGTTAGCAAGAATAGCAATATTGTATTCTTCTTGGAATAAAACACACCACAACATATAACCAACTGTTGTAGTAGTTTTACCAACCTGTCGAGGCATCTTGCAGATAGAGAATCGATTGGCATGAAAGTCACGCACCATTTCTTCTTGGAAATCCCACATATTAAAAGGAATAAGACCTGAGTCCACATTCACAATCTTCACATAGGTTTTTATGAAATAAACAGGATCAGCAGCACACTTGATGAACTCTTGTGCTTCTTCTTCGGTAAATGATATAGTAACTCCAACCCTTTTTAGGTTGGAGTTTCCCAAATAACCATCGTTCATTTATTTTGTGATGCTACGAAGCATCCAAGCGTGTTTGCTATGGGTATCAATACGACCTGCAATAAAATCAGCAAGCCCTTGTTTGTCAAATTGATCTGCTAATTTAAAAGCAACATTCAAAGTGGCAAGAACTCTTTCGTTATCAGTCATTAATCGGCGAGCCATCTCTACACCTGCAGGCACAGAAGTTTCATCTTCAATCTCTGATAGTTCCATAAAACGAGTGAAAGAACCTGGTGCATATGTGTCTAAAGAACGAATTTGTTCGGCAATTGGATCTACCGCACCATGCAGTTCTTCATAAAGATTACCAAAAAATTCATGGTATTGTGGAAAATTAGAACCTTCCACATTCCAATGATAGTTGTGAGCTTTGAGGTATAATGCAAAAGTATCTGCAAGAACCTTCTTCATTATTTCTTGTAAAGTTTCCATGGTTTTATTTATTTTCTTTCAATTGTTTAAGTAGTTCTGCCGTAGATCCAACAAATACAGCTTTATCTATGTTCAAATTTTGAGTATTGTTTGTGGTCTTTGGTTGTAAATCTTGTTTGCGTTTCTGTACCTCTAGCAGGTCTTTATTCATGTCAGCAAGGTTTTTCAACATACCTGCAACTACCTCAAATGCTCTTGGATGGTCAGATTGTTTGGCAACAGAAATGATATGGTCTGCTGCATCATTACCTTTTTCAATTAAATCACGAAGGTTTTGTCTAGCAAACTCAGCGTCATCTTCAACAGTATCTTTTACTTCTACGATTTCTGTTGTTATTGGTATTGGTTCTATTTCTAATGCTTCAGATAATTTTTCATTTAATTTTTTCATATTAAAGTATCAGGCCATTCTGTAATAGTTTCTAAAAATCCAAAATCATTATCTGGTGCTGTATTAGCTGGTACTGCCGTAGTTACAATTGCAACTGATTTAAGCGGTGAAATATCTACTGAGTTGATAGTATAAGATGCACCAGAATAATCACCTTCAACTCTATCGTTTATTTTTAATAATTCATCTAGTTCTTCGAGTATGAGAACACCAGAAGAAGTGTTACTAAAATAAACTACTTTACCTGTAATTTGATTGCCGCTTGTTCGATTGACCCGAATAGTTTCACCTGTAGTAAAGAAATTATTTCCTGCACCATAGTTGACATATACTTTTTGTGCATCTCGATTTTGTGTATCAATGTATATATTTGTATTGGCAGAACCATAACGACCAGTTACAGAACTATATGCACCAATGATTGATGTATTACCTGATATACCAGGCCACAAATAACTTTTAACGGTAAACTCTAAATCCCAAACAATTAAACGAGTTGTACCATCACTTAAACCACCTTCATAATCTGTAGTCGTATTTACAGAATTTAAAATAATAGGTATGTCATATTTTTGATCCATACCAGGAATCATGTCAACAGTAACGGTAAAATCAGGTTTAAAAAACGGCAGTATTTGTTCTACGATTTGTGTGCCATCTTCCGTATTACGAATAAAAATTGACATTGAAAAATTAAAATCATACGGCACAGGAACATATTGTGAATCTAATCGACCGCTAGAATTTTTAGCAAAGTTTTTTAGTAACGATTGTTGCTTACGGCTATTATCATATGACATACCAGTAAGTTCAAATGTTATTCTTGGTACAGAAACTCCAATTGATTTAGTAAGTGTTGGGTCAGATTGTATTTGAGTTAACCAACGCTCTTTTGAACCATAAGTGAGCGGTACTTTAAAGATTTCAAATTTGGTCGCACCATCTTTGGAGTATCTTTGAACTTGAATGTCATTGAATATTGTGCCAAATGCCACAACAATTTTGCGGATAGAACGATTATAATATTGATTTTTACCTAACATTACGGTTCACCAAATGGGTTAGTTTCAGTAAAGTCAATAATACCATCAGCTTCAGATTCAATGATTTGATTGTCAACCACATCTTCGTAAGCAGTATTTGCATAAGCACTATCATTTACAGAAAGAACTGTCCAATTAGCAGAACTTGTATTGCCTTTTATTGCTGCTCCAGAAGTAAAAGTTCCATTTACAAGGATTATATCTATGTGCGTATTAGGTGCAAAATCATAAACATAGGCCTGAGCAGTTGAGTAAGCCAAATTAGCACCTTGATATACAACTTCATCATTAATAAATTTACCAGTACCACCAGCACTTAGAGCAATTTTTGTTCTTGGATAGTAGTTACGGATTTGACTATCAATTTCTGGAATACCAACTTCAATAATTTCATTGGAGAATACATATTGTTTTAATTTTAAGCCGTAAAGATATACATTACCGCCACGACCACGACCTAAAGTATAAAACATGGCTTGATCATTTTCATGTTCTACAAATGTAATCTCAAAGAAATTTCGTAACATAGGAATGTAAACCAAATCGCCTTCTAAAGGCCTTGTCATTGGTATTACTGCTTGAAATCTTCGGCGAGAAACTACAAATTGAACTTCATCTCGAATTTCTAAACCAAATTTAGAAATAAAATCTTGTTCGCCTTCCATACCTGTAACATTTTCCAAATACATTTCAATTGGATATGCATTGACATATTGTTTGAGTGTATCTTCTCCAAACAATTGGTCTGTTTCATCACGGGTAGAACGAGGGAGATAAAAAACATCCATGCCATACATCTGTAAGGCTTCAATAACCAAATCTTCAACGAGCAGCTGCTCGGAAGTTATCTGGTTAGACGGATAATTGTTGAAGAATAAATTGGTTGCCATTCATTTTAACCTGTAATTATCTCACTTGGCAAGCTGTTGAATTGATATAAATCTTCTTCTACTTTTGCTATTTCTTCTCTAGCTTCTTCTGCAATACGAACACCGTCTAGTGTTACTCCACCAGGCATTTGTATTCCAGAAAATTTGGAAAGGTTATTTCCCCATTGAAGTTTAATTAAAGCAGTAGCATACTTTTTAAGGAAGCGATCATTCCAAACATCAGAAATTCCTGTTACTGTAGCAGTTCCACTTACCAAATTTGATGCAAGTGGACTTTGTAATTCTAATGTTGTTGGCGAAATAATTTTTTTGACTTGTTTTGATTCACCATTAATATTAATAAAATCGTTTTCAAGTAATTCTTGGTCGAAAATAGTGCCTGTTCCAGTTACAGTATTTGCGGTTGTATTTGCGGACATTGTGCCAGTCAAAGTTACCGTATCTGGCCGAACAGCTCTATAACATTTTACAATTACATAATCGCCAACTTCTAAATCTCTAGACCAATCTATGTCTAAAAATACTTTGTTTTGTTTACGATTGAATCTGAATTGTGGTGTACCTGCAAACAACAACTGTAATGAACGAAGGTGCTGCATGGTAATTTCATACGATACATAAGATACCGATGTGAAATCATAAAGGTCATGCAGACGCAATTGATACCGTAAATCAAACATATTGATTGATGAGTTTGAATCATCAATTGGAAATACCGCAGTAACAAAAGTTACTGAATCAGGACAATATATCCAACCACGTTGTATATCCTCTGCTGATATACGGTGTTTCATAAACATTTCTTCTACACCGTCAAAATGATAATCTTCAAAAAATTGAAGTGCATCATCGATACGATCATCTACTTGGTCATCATCAACATTTATATCAATAACAGGCCAACCTAAACGGCGAAGGCAGTAAGTTTTAAAAGTAGCTCTCGTTGTAGGATTGGCCATATAATATATTAATTAAGATTTTCGTTTGTAATAAATGTTTTTAATTCATCTATTGTTTGGCAATTATTAATTTCTTGATATTTTGTTTTTTCCCAAATAAATTGTTCTTCAATATAATTATTAACAGCATCAACCAATTGTTTAAAATTTAATTTTGAAAGTTCAGTCCAACCATTAGAGTGCTTCCATTGAACTACTGAATTATCTTCTAGTATAGAATATTTTTGAAATAGTTCTATTCTTTTTTCTTTATGAGTTAATACTTTTATAATAGTATTATTAACATCAACATCAATTATTGTTGATTCTTTTGACCATCTTATTTGAGTTATTGTTTGTTTTAATATATTTTTTATTTTTTCAATAGAATTATTTTCTATTAAATAAGTGCCAATAGCATGAGTGTCAGTAAATTCCCAAAATGGACCATTTAAAAATTCTGTAAATCTATTAAAAGTATTTGTAGAAAAAATTACTGGATATATTTTACAAGTTTCATTTATTACTATTATAGAAAAATTATTAAAAGGTAAATTAAAATCAATATTATATTCTTCTTTTAAAAAATATTCTATTCTATATTTGTTCCAATTTATTGGACCAAATTCTACTTTATTATTGTTAGCAACTATAAACATTTTTTTCCTTAGCTATTATATTCAAATACTATTGCAAATGTTGCACCTGAGTGAGCATAAACTTGTTTATAATTAAATAATGGATAAGTAACTGGAGATTTAGGATCTGCTTGATTTCCTGTATCAAAATATTGTTGTAACTGAGAATAACCACCAAAACCCCAAAGCCAAAGAGAATCGTCAGTTTTTATAGCAGTGCTATGATAATCTCCTGCTGATATACTTTTCCAATTTGTTCCTCCAGCTGAAGTTTGAACAGGAGAAGATCTAGATACAAGAGTTCCATCACCAAGTTGATAAGACGAGTTATTTCTACCCCAAGTCCAGAGTGTTCCATCTGTTTTTAGAGCCATTGTGTGTTCTAGTCCATGATCCACTTTAGACCAATTTGTACTAGAACCAACCTGTACTGGGCTAGATTTACTAACAACTGTACCGTCTCCTAACTGGCCATAAGTATTATTTCCCCAAGCCCATAACGTACCATCTGTTTTAATAGCTCTAATTCCACCTCCTTTGCAATTCACTTCTTTCCAATTTGCAGCTGATCCTACTTGAACCGGTGCTGATCGATAATAACTTGATGGGCTTAAACTATCACCTGCTTGTCCGCCAGTAAGATCGCCCCAAATCCAAAGTGTTCCATCATCTTTAATAGCTGCTGCCACATAAGCACCTAAAACTCCAAAAGAAATTTTATTCCAATTAGTAGCACTGCCAACTTGAACAGGTGACGATCTAGCGATTACATTTCCATGTCCTAACTGGCCATAAGTATTATTTCCCCAAGCCCATAATGTACCATTTGTTTTAATACCATAAATTACTGCGCCTGGAGATCCACATTCAACATCTTTCCAATTAAAACCTCCTGCAGCTTGAATAGGACTTGTCGCTGAGGCCGTTGCACTACTATCTCCTAAAATACCACTAACAGAACCCCAAACCCATATAGACCCATCAGTTTTAAGTCCAGCAGTACTGGTGCTTCCGCCAGTTATTTTTTTCCAATCTTTACTTGTTCCTACTTGTATTGGAGAATAAATTGTACTCTCAGCAACATAGGCATTACCTAAACCAAGTTTGTAAAAGTCATTACGTCCCCAAGACCATAATTTTGTACTTACTATAGATGAATTGGCAACATTATAAGATTGACTAACAGCTGAAAATGCAGCATTTGCAACAAGAAAAGCTGAATTAGCATAACTTCCAGCTGAAAATGCAGCATTTGCAACAAGAAAAGCTGCATTGGCATGACCGTATGCAGCCCCAGCAAATGTAGAAGTTGCTGCTGCATTAGCCGTAGTTGCCGCATAATCGGCTTTGCTTTCATCATTAATTCTAAGAAATATTGGACCTGCATTATAAACTGGATCTGATATAACAATGGTTGAATTACCAGAAAGACTTAACGGAATATCCCAATATAATGTTCCAGATGTGTGATAAGTCGTAACATTTTTTGTAACTACGCCAGTTGTTGAAATATGTGTAACATTAGCAACAAAAGAAGAATCTCCAAAATAATTAGGTCTTGTTCTAAGAGCGGCTGACATTCCAACCAAGTCTTGCAGTTCAAAAGCAAATGTTTTACCAGCAGTTACAACTATAGTAGGAGAGTTCTGAGAAGGATCCCTTCTTTCTCTTAGATAGTAATAACCGCCAGGCAAAGTAACATTAAATATTCTAAATCTACCAAAAGGAAAATAACTATTTGCATAAGCAAGGTTAGCAGTGTTATTGGCAGTATTTGCTGTTAAAAATGCTGCATTAGCTTGATTTCTAGCAAAAGTATCAGAAGGATTTAATGTATTTGCATAAGTAAAAGCTGCATTTGCATGATTAAAAGCAAGTACAGTTGGTTGTTCAATTACAATATTTCCAACCATACCTCCATGAACAGAACATTGATATACATAAGTTAAACCAACTAAATCAAAAGGAACTTTCCAATAAAGAACTCCTGTTTCTTTACCTTGTGCATTAGATTCGGTATTTACTGTTCCATTTAAATCAACATGAGTTAAGCCAGTATCATAATTTGAACCTCCAGATGAAACACGAATCATAAATGGGTGACCAGTTACATTTAAATTAAATGCTATTGTTTCACCTGCACGAACATAGATGGTTGGATTATTTCCAGAATATTGATCAATTAAAAAAGCTGAAGCACCACTATTTGTTACATTTAATTTTGTTACAGCATTTGTGTAATTTGAATTTGCAGCTTTAAAAGCTCCATTAGCGTAGATACCAGCAGATGTGCCTTTAACATCAGCAGTATTAGCTGCAGCAAAAGCTCCATTAGCGTAGATACCAGCAGATGTGCCTTTAACATCAGCAGTATTAGCTGCAGCAAAAGCAGCTGTAATGCTATTATTTTGTGTGGTGTTTATACCATCAATATTATTAGCAGAAGCAAAAGATGCATTTGCTGTATTATAAGCACCATCAATATATGTTTGTAAATTTTGGTTGTTTAATGTAATTGACTGTGATTTTAAATTAGCATTAAGAGTTGCTCTTTTAAAAGAAGGATCTGTAATAATAATATCATTATTCGCACCAATTTCGCCTGTATAACCTTCAAATAATTGCCACTCTTTTGTTCCATGATCTCGAATTAAACCAGTATGAGCATTGACACCATCGTTATAGTGTGCTGAAATACCAATATCTAATAAATCAGAAGTATAATTGCCATTACCAAGAACGATGACAGTATCGTTAGCAACGATTGTTGTAGCACTTACAGTAAATGTATTACCTAAAACACTTAGGTTACCTGTGATGCTAACATCACCAGTAATTGTACCACCGTTATTCGCACTAAGAGAATTGTTAGCACGAATAAATGCAGCATTAGCATAGGCAAATGGTGCTGCTGCTGTTATTTGTATCGTTGAATCTGGAAATACTAAACTTCCTCCAGATGATAGTGTTACTTTATCAGCATTAATATA